GCAGAATATATTCGACAACTAGGATTCAGTAATTCATTTGCAGATGTTTTTGAAGCTTGGACAGTTCATAGTTTTGCTGGTGATTATAATCCTTTACACGATCATGGAGTGAAAACTCCTGCTGGACTTTCAATGATTTTATATCTACAAGTTCCAGAATGTATATCTTCACTTCCAGATCCAGAGGATAAAGATGGAAAAATATGGTTTAATGACAGTAGTGGTAATGTTGATGGATTTACATATTTTATTTGGGATAATAGAAATCAAGATATGTTAAGAAAGTTACATCCACCAGCAGAGGAATATTTTAAACCTAAAGTTGGAACTCTTTTGATATTTCCTAATTGGTTGAAACACGCAGTTATGCCATTCTTTGGTGAGGGTGAAAGAAGAACTCTAGCTGCAAATGCAAATATCATTACACCAGAGATGGTAGATTGGAATGGACTATCTGATGAAGATAAACAAAAACTTCTTGCAACTTTGAGAGGTAATGGATATCGTTATGGTGGAGGCGGTGGAGGCCTTGGTGCAAAAACAAAAGATTAAATATAAATATAATGAAAATAATATCCTAAATGAATTACAAGAGTATATCGACAAAACTTATACAGAACATTATAGTCATAAAAATTTTCAGGCTACTGAATTTGTAATAGATAGTGGTCATGGTGAGGGTTTTTGTATTGGTAATATAATGAAATATGCACAACGATATGGAAAGAAAAATGGTAAGGATAGAAAAGACTTGCTAAAAGTAATTCATTATGGTATTATGTCTTTATATGTGCATGATTTACATAATGAAAATAAAGAATTAAATGATCTTGGTATAACAATGGAGAATGATTATGAAACTAAGTGAACACACAACTTCAGTATTGAAGAACTTTGCAACTATCAATCAAAATCTAGTGATTAAAGAGGGTAGTGAATTATTAACAATGTCTGCAATGAAAAATATTGTGGCAAAAGCAACTGTCGAGGAAAACTTTCCTAAAGAACTTGCAATATATGACTTGAATGAGTTTCTTGCAGCTCTATCATTATTTAAAAGTCCTATCTTGGATTTTGATGACCAGTTTGTAACAATTAATGAAGAAACTGACCCTAAGAAAAAACTTAAATATTTTTATTCTGATCCATCAGTTGTTCAAAGTCCATCAAAGACAATCACTATGCCTTCAGAAGAAATTACTTTTGAACTGAATAGTAATAGTTTGTCTGAAATGAAAAGGGCTGCAAGTGTGATTGGGGCTCCAGACATGGTTCTTGAAAAACTTAATGGCAGTTCTTCTCTTGTTGCAAAAGATAAAAAGAATGATACTGCAAATAATTATTCATCTGATATTATTACAAAGGGTGATGGTGAATTTAAGTTTTTCTTCAAAGTTGAAAATCTAAAACTTATGGATGGTTCTTATGATGTTTCTATATCATCTAAAAATATAAGTAACTTTAAAAGTAAAAACTCTCAAGTAGAATATTGGATTGCACTTGAACCAGAATCAACTTACTCAGTTTAATTTTGGTGTTATATTATGGAAGATTTTTTGTGGGTCGAAAAGTATCGACCAAAGAATATTGAATCATGTGTTTTACCACAAAGCTTAAAAAATACATTTTCTGAGTTTGTAAAAGATAAACACATACCAAATCTTATTTTGTCTGGAACTGCTGGTGTTGGTAAAACAACAATCGCAAAAGCAATGTTAGATGAAATAGGTGCAACCTCTATGATGATAAATGGTTCTGAGGAGTCTGGAATAGATGTCCTCAGAACTAAAATTAAAAACTTTGCATCTACTGTTTCGTTAGAGGGTGGTAGGAAATATATAATACTAGATGAGGCAGACTATCTAAATCCACAATCTACTCAACCAGCCTTGAGAGGTTTTATGGAAGAGTTTCATAAGAACTGTGGATTTATACTAACTTGTAATTTTAAAAATAGGTTGATAGATCCTCTTCACTCTCGTTGTAGTGTGGTTGATTTTATCATACCTAATAGTGAAAAACCAAAACTCGCAAGTGATTTCTTTTCTAGAGTGCAAAACATACTCAAAGAAGAAAATGTAAAGTTTGACTCAAAGGTAGTTGCAGAACTTATTAATAAACATTTTCCAGATTGGAGAAGAACACTAAATGAGTTACAAAGGTATTCTGCATCTGGACAAATAGATGCTGGAATATTAGTAAATTTATCAGAGGTAAATATCAATGAACTTATGGTATCACTTAAAAACAAAGAGTTCACCAATGTTCGTAAATGGATTGTCCAAAATCTGGACAATGATCCAATCCGTATTTATAGGCGCATATACGATACTTTGTATAGTAGTCTTGATTCCTCTACTATACCTCATGCTGTTGTTATTCTTGCTGATTATAGTTACAAGTCTGCTTTTGTTGCAGATCAAGAGATAAACCTTCTTGCTTGTTTATCTGAGATAATGGCACAATGCAAATTCAAATGAGTATACTTAAATTATGGCAATATTCATTAGGCTCTTATTCTGATGATAAAACTAAACCTTATGATAAACAAATGTTAATTATTAGAACGATATGGGTTTTACTGCATATTATTACTTGTTTGTTTATTATTATTGGTAATGGTAGAATATTAGGATTTTGGTAATGTATGAGTTAAAAGAATATTTAAAATCAATCAATAAAACAAAAGAAAATTTAATGGACAATGATGATGAGTTGTGGGTAAAAAAATATCCACCATTTATCATAAACAAATGTCTTGCACCATTTCCAGAGACAGTTCATCTGGTAAATGAGATGAATGTTAACCACCATCTAGACTCTAAACTACAATATGATTTTTTACTAAATAGTATAAGACCAAGAGATAGATATACCCCTTGGCTAAAAGCGAAGAAGATAAAGAATCTAGAGTATGTTAAAGAGTATTATGGATATAGTAATGAAAAAGCAAAGTCTGCTCTTGATATACTTAATGATGAACAAATAGAAACTATCAAAGATAGTTTGAATAAAGGTGGTAAAAATGGAAAGTAGAGGTTGGACACAGGAGCAAATGTTAGAAGTTGGTTTGAAAGAACCAGATGATTTTTTAAAGATACGAGAAACTCTATCTCGTATAGGTGTTGCTTCCAGAAGAGAAAGAAAACTATATCAATCTTGTCATATATTACATAAACAAGGTAGATATTATATTGTGCATTTTAAAGAACTATTTGCACTAGATGGTAAAGAAACAAATTTATCAGATAACGATATTGCCAGAAGAAACTCTATCGCAAAATTATTAAAAGATTGGGGTTTAGTTGAAATAAAAGGTAATACAGATATTGTGGCTCCACTAAGTCAAATTAAAATTATTTCTTATAAAGAAAAAGATGAATGGATTTTAGAAACAAAATATAATATAGGTAAGAAACGAGAGGAATAATTTTGGAGGGCAGTTTACAGAGTTTCAAATCATTTATCACAGAGGAAAGACAACCATACAAAGTTGTTATCCTTACTGTTGAGCATGGTGATAAATCTATAACTGCAAAGAAGTTTGAAAAACAAGCTAAAAAAATGGGATTTCAAACATTCCTCTCTAATTTTAAAGGTGTGTTTATTTCTTTTGAAAATAACGGATACAGAATACAAGGTAAAGAAAACTCTTTAGATATTAGTTCTGATGATACTATATTTTTTATTCGTGGAACTCCAGTAAAAGATAGTCATCTAGATTTAATTTCAGAGATAGAACGAATAGGTTTTACTTGTATTAACAGTAGATCAACTATAAGTATTTGTGCAGACAAATATCGTAGTTATGTAAAGTTAAAAGATTTTAATTTAACACAACCAAATACAGTTCTTATACCAGATGATGAAGAAGAAACAATTAAAAACTCTCTAGAAAAATTAGACACTAAATTTCCTATCATATTAAAAACACTTAGAGGTTCTAAAGGTGTTGGAGTCTTGTTTATAGAATCTGAAAGAGCCTTGACTTCTATAGTGCAGTTATTGTATAAAGAAGATAAAGATACAGATATTCTTATACAAGAATATATAGAATCTAAATTTGATGTTCGTGTTTTAGTTCTTGGAAATAAAATACTGGCAACTATGAAAAGAAATGTAATAGAGGGTGATTTTAGAAGTAACTACTCTCAAGGTGGTGAAGTTGAAAAATATGATTTATCTGAAGAAGAAAAAAGAAATTGTATTCTGGCTGCAAAGTCTGTAGGTGGAGATTTTGTTGCAGTAGATTTCATACCACACAAAGGAGAACAATATTTTTTAGAGGTAAATAGTTCACCAGGCACAGATGGTATAGAAGAGGCTAATAATATTAATATTGCAAAAAAAGTTTTAGAACATTACATGGAAACAGATAATAGATATTCAGTTCCAACTCATGTTGGATATCTAGAGTTTATTAACATACAACCATTTGGTGAGGTTATTGCTAAATTTGATACTGGTAATGGTGCAGAATCACCAACAATTCATGCAGAGAATGTTAATGTAAAAAATAATATGGTTACTTGGACATATGAAGGTAAAACTCTTAAAAATAAACTTATAAAAATATCAGATGTAAAAGTTGGTGGGTTAAGAAATTATACAGAAAAAAGATATACTATTTTACTTGATATAGAGTTTGCTGGAACTACTTATAAAAATGTTGATGTAATGTTAGATGATAGAAGTTCAAGATCGCCTGTATTGTTAAATAGAACAATCATGCGAAAAATGAATGTCATGGTTGACCCACAAAGAAAATATGTGGTAACAACTAAATTAAAATTAGAAGAAGGAGAATGAAATGAAACAACAAATGTTAGATGCTTTAAAATTACAATATAATGCAAACTATAAACAAGCAAAACTCACATTAGATGTATATTTAAAAAATGCAGTAGGTATTGGTGAACACCCACAACATTTTGAAGAGATGGATAAACTCGTTGATGCAATGGCTACTGCAAAAGATAAATTAAATACACTAGATGATGAGTATGGTCAGAGCCACCCAGAGCTTCTAAATGAAGAGTATCCGTTGAATCCAGAAACCACCGAGTAATGTTAGTTACTGTTAAGAGCAACAATGTGGAACAAGCCCTTAGGGTTTTAAAAAAGAAACTACAAAAAGAAGGTGTTTTAAAAGATATAAAAAGAAAACAGTATTATGAAAAACCTTCTGAAAAAAGAGCAAGAAAAAATGCAGAGGGTGAAAAAAGATATCGAAGGGCTATGAAAAAAAGATTTGATCGTTTGGGTTATTGACAAATACAAAAAATTGTGATACAACTATATTATGAAATTTTATACAAACATTACTCGTTGGGGTAACTATTTACTATTAAGAGAAGTTGATGGTGGACAGAGAAAAAATCAAAGGATTTTATATTCTCCTACACTTTACATGAGTGTTGCAAAACCAACAAAATATAAAACTCTTAATGGTAACTATGTTACTCCAGTATTTCACAAAACAATGAAAGAAGCCAATGAGTGGATTGATAATTATAAAGATCAATCACACTTAGTATTTGGTAATAAATTATATCAATATAACTATCTTGCTGACCAGTATCCTAATGAAATAGATTGGGATATGGATAAGTTATTGATTGTAACAATTGATATTGAGGTTGAGTGTGAGAATGGTTTTCCAAATCCAAGAGAGGCAAAAGAAAAACTTCTTTCAATCACTATCAAAAACCATCAATCAAAAGAAATTATTGTGTGGGGTGTTGGTGATTTCAAGACAAGCCGTAATGATGTTTATTATCTAAAATGTAAAGATGAATATGATTTGGTAAATCAGTTTCTTTCTTTTTGGGAAAGAAACCATCCAGATGTAATAACAGGTTGGAATACAGAGTTTTTTGATATTCCTTACTTATGTAATCGTATTGTAGAATTGTATGATGAAAATGAACTAAAAAGACTTTCGCCTTGGAAAGGTGTTTCTAGTAGAGATATTTACAAGATGGGAAGAAGTCATCAAGTTTATGATATTCAAGGTATTGCAAATCTAGATTATTTTGATTTATATAGAAAGTTTACATATACTGCACAAGAGTCATATCGACTTGACCATATTGCATTTGTAGAACTAGGTGAAAGAAAAGATGGTAATCCATATGAAACTTTTCGTGATTGGTATACAAAAGACTATCAATCATTTATTGAGTATAATATAAATGATGTGGAACTTGTTGATAGGCTAGAAGATAAAATGAAGTTAATTGAACTTCTTTTGACCATGGCCTATGAGGCTAAAGTAAATTATCTTGATGTTTTAGGTTCTACAAAATATTGGGATATTTTAATCTATAACTATCTAAGAAAAAAGAATATTGTTATTCCTCAAAAAACAACATCACACAAGTCAGAAAAATATGAGGGTGCTTATGTGAAAGATCCACAAGTTGGTATGCACGAGTGGGTTATGTCTTTTGATTTGAACTCTCTATATCCTCACTTGATTATGCAATATAATATATCTCCAGAGACTCTTGTTTCTCAAGATAAAGTAAAAAATATGTCTGTAGATAAATTATTAAATAAAGAGGTAGATACTTCTATTCTTAAAAATGCAACTCTTACACCTAATGGTGCATTATTTAAAACCACAAAAAAAGGTTTTCTTCCAGAGATAATGGAGAGTATGTATAACGATAGAGTCAAATATAAAAATCTGTTACTCAAAGCAAAACAAGACTATGAAAATACAAAAGATAAAAAACTACTTAAAGACATATCTAGATATCATAATATCCAAATGGCAAAAAAGATATCCCTCAATTCAGCTTATGGTGCAATCGGTAATGAACACTTTAGGTATTATGATGTTTTGGTTGCTGAAGCAATTACCACCTCTGGTCAATTATCTATTCGTTGGATTGAAAAATCTCTTAACGATTATCTCAACAAAATTTTGGGAACAAAAGACTATGATTATGTATTGGCATCTGATACGGATTCAGTTTACATTACATTTGATAGGTTGGTTAGTAATTCTTTTAGACAAAGAGATATTCTGGAGAAGAATAAAGGTTTATTATCCAAAGAACGAGTGGTTTCATTCCTTGATCGAGTGGCTAGAGAAAAGATTGAACCTTTTATTGATAAGAGTTATTCTGACCTTGCTTCGTATATAAATGCATACGATCAAAAGATGCAGATGAAAAGAGAGGTGATTGCAGATAAAGGTATCTGGACAGCAAAGAAAAGATATATTCTCAATGCATATGATGTTGAGGGTGTTCGATATAAACATCCACAACTCAAGATTATGGGTATCGAAGCAGTTAAGTCAAGCACTCCAGCTCCTTGTAGACAAAAAATTAAAGATGCACTTAAAATTATTATGAGTGGTGATGAGAAAATGCTAAATACTTTTATAAGAGAATTTAGAGAAGAGTTTATGAGTTTACCACCAGAAGAGATTGCTTATCCAAGAAGTGTCAATGGTGTCAGAAAGTATACTGGGCAAGGAGAGTCTATGATTGATTTAGAGTCTGGAGAACAACATATGGTATTAAAAAATATGTTTAAGTCTAGAGCTCCTATTCATGTAAAAGGTGCAATATTATATAATCACTTAGTTGAGAAAAACAACTTGGATAACAAATATCCTTATATTCAAGAGGGTGATAAAATTAAGTTTTTGCATCTAACAGAACCTAATGTTTATCAATCAAGTGCAATATCTTTTATAACAGATTTACCAAAAGAACTTGACTTCCATGATAAAATAGACTATAATATGCAGTATGAAAAAAGTTTTATTGAACCATTGAAGTTTATTACAGATAAAATTCTTTGGAAGATAGATCAAACTTATGGAACACAAGGAACTTTGGAGGACTTTTTTTGAGATATTTTAGATACACATTAGATGACTTAAAAAAATCATCAGACAGAAAACTATTTAATTACATCACATTTTTTGCTGGAGGTGGTGGTTCTAGTTGTGGATATAAACTGGCTGGTGGTGATTGTCTTTTTATGAGTGAGTTACAACAAGTTGCAGTAGATGATTATCTTGCAAACTTTCCAGAAACACCACATCATTCTTGTGCAGATATTAGAGATGTTACTGGCAAACAGATTATGGAAATGACAGGACTAAAAGTTGGTGAGTTAGATATATTAGATGGAAGTCCACCATGTCCACCTTTTTCTATGTCTGGAACAAAACAAAAAGGTTGGGGTCAAGAAAAGACAGCCTATGGAACAAAACAGAAAAACATAGAAGATTTAACTTGGGAACAAATTCGTATTGCAAAAGAGATGCAACCAAAAGTAATCGTTTGTGAAAATGTAAAAGGTTTGACTATGGAATATGCAAGAGAGCATTTACAAAGAATGGTCAATGATTTTGAAGAATGTGGATATACTACTGTTTACAAAGTGTTGAAAGGTCAGTTTCATGGTGTTCCTCAAAAAAGAGAACGAGTGTTTATCGTATCAGTTCGTAATGATGTATTAGATGATATTGGTTTACCATTTATGTTATTAGAAAATACAATCTTTCCAGAACCAGAAGAAACTATGTCAACAATAGAAGATGCAATTGGTGATTTAAAACAAAACAATGAAAATGCAGTAGAGGCTATAGAGTTATGTGATGCAATGAAAAAAGGTGCAAAGTATAAATGGTTAAAACGATTACCAAAAAATCCAGATAGAGTTGTTTCTGTTGGTGATGATGTAGTCGGGCCTTGGTATGATAAAGTGATTGCACATAGAAAAAAATGGGGTAAAAGTATTCCAGAGAAAAAACACTCTTTTTATCAATCAAGAAGAGTGCCTTGGAATCAAGCATCACATACATTATCAGAACAAGGATTGCAAACAAGTCTTGCAGTTCATTTACACCCAGAAGAAGATAGAGTTTTTACAACAAAAGAGTCTGCAAGAATTATGACTTTACCAGATGACTATATCTTTACAGGAACACTTAATCAAAACCTTGCAAGAATTGGTTTGATGGTTGCACCAATCTGTATGTATTACCTTGCAAAAAACATAGAAGAAAATATTCTAACACCATATAAGAGGAGTCAAGTATGAAAAAAATAGTTGCAGAAAAAGACTTAGGTTTTAAGGAAACTTTTGATAAATGGAATGGTAAGTTTCTAGATGAAACATCTTATGATAAACTTGTTAAAGTAACAGATGAAGATGTAGGAGTTATGAAACCAGTTCAATCACTAGATGGCTCAGATGTTCCTCTTGCATATGTTATGACAAATGTATATAATGATAATGATGTGATACGAAATACATTGATGAGTATTGAAGATGTATCGGTTATGAGAGCAAACTGTTCTGGCCCTATACTTGAAGAGGATATGTTGAAGAAAGGTTTGAAACTCAATGTAGATTATCGACTAAGAACACCAAACTCATATCAACTTAAAACAAAGTCTGGTAAGTGGGGTATGATTGCATACAGTAATGAAATACACTCTGTAATGATTGGTTACAAAAGAGGTAGATTTACTGGTGGTATTGACTCGTCTGGTTGGGTAAAAGAAAATCCAGAAAAATGGCAAACACTACAAGATATCGCAGTATGGAATGAGAAAGCATTTAAGAAAGCAAATGCAGAGGTATATGGCAAACAGAAAGCATTTTGTGATAATCATATAGAAAAAGAGTATCGTATCGGTGGTGGTATCTTTACTACACTTTCTGCAAATCGTTATCATATAGGACAATCATCAAAGATGGGAGCTCATGTTGACTCTGGTGATTTAAATGCTGGTATGACTACTATGAGTTGTTTTCGTGAAGGTGAGTATGGTGGTGCATATTTAGTGTTTCCAAGATATGGTATTGCTATTGATGCACCAGATAATAGTGTAATTATTGCTGACAGTAATCAAATACATGGAGTAACACAGATAGAGGGTAAAGGACAAAGATTTACTTGTGTTGCATATTGTGATAATCGACTTGCAACTAAAGGTGTTGCTGGTAAATCAGAAAGAAAGATAGGAAGATTTGCAGCTAAAGAAAGTGGTAGTTTAGAGGACTTTATTTAATGAGATTGCAT